ATGACCCCCGCAAACATCTTCGGCGCAGCCCTAGAGAGGCTGAACCCGTCCAATCTCTTCGAGCCCGAAGGCGAGCCGATCCGTGTTGGCGGAGCGATGCTCGAGCCGATCAACGACGAGCCGCCAGTCCACGCGATGAAGCGCCGGTACAGCGGATTCGGCCTGGACGGCACGGCGCGCATTCACTGCACCTGCGGCTGGAGCGGTCCCGTTCGTGAGCAGTCCGATGACTTCATGAGCATTCGCCTCATGGGCGACGAGCGCAACCACCGCGAGGAATCGCGCTGCATCGAGCGCAGCGACTTGGCGCGGGAATGCGAGGCGCGAGAAGCGCGTAGGGAGTTCACGCGATGAACGAACGCAAAGACGGCGGCCCGGCGTTCCCCGGCAACCCGCATCACATCGACAACGTTCCCGACCCGAAGACCGGCGGCACGGTAGCGACGATTTACGCGTCGCAGCAAGGCATGACGCTTCGCGACTACTTCGCAGCGAAGGCGATGCAGGGGATGCTCGCCAACACGGACGACTCCGACGCGCGGCTCCACGAGCAGGGTCGGCTCTTCCCGATTCTCGCGCGAAATGCCTACGAAATCGCTGACTCCATGCTCAAAGCGAGGTCCGCATGACCTCACAACGCAGCTACAGCGGCGATGCGGCGAGCTTTCTCGCGATTCCGCCTGCGAAGCAATGGCTGGAGGACAACCGATGCGCCGCGTCGTCGGAGTGGATCGAAGGCTGGACGGCTTGCCGATCCTTCGTCGTGCAAACCATGGCCCGCAATGCTGGCGTGGACACCCCCTCCCCTGCGAGAGAGGAAGCAGGAGAAGACGCGCGGGATGCGAAACGGTATCGGCACCTGCGCCGCTGGTGGTGCTCGACGGGCGCCGAACTGATCACCCTGATGCCCGAGGGAATTGCGGCTTACGAATCCGAAGCCGAGATGGACGCCGCCATTGATTCCGCCATCGATCAGATGAACAAGGAGCACGGCAATGCGCCAGCAGCCTGAAACCATCGGCGATCAGGTTCTGCTCTACGTGCAAGAGCAGTACGGCACTCAGGCAGCTGCAGCAATCGCGTGGAGTTGCAGCCCCACGATGCTCTGCGAGGTCATCCGAGGCACACGCCGACCCACGCAGCGAATGCTCAACGCCATCGGATACCGCTACGTCGAGACATGGCTTCCGCAATCAACGGCGCTGCCTGCGGGCGCGCTGCCGATGAACAAGGAGCAATCCAAATGACCCGCCAAGAACTGCGCGAGCAGATCAATCTCATGGAAGCGCTGGAGAACGTGATCTCCGCCATCGATGACGTTTCCTCAATGGAATACGAGTTTGGCGAAGAAGCCTGCGTCGATATTGCGGTGGCCGACAGGACGCCCAGGCAAACGCCCATCGCCTTTGCCCATCGCGTGCCGCATGCGGTCGCCCTGGCTGGCTTGCACGCCATGCAGCGGGCGCTGGAGCAGATGCTGGTCAAGGAGTTCGCATGAGCCCCCAACGCAAGCGCCTGCTGGGCGGCATCGCCCCGGTGATCGACTTGATCCGCCTGCAATGGTGGCGTTGGGCCTTGCGCGAGATGGGACCGCTTCACCCGGACGCGCCCTATGTGGTCCTGCGCATCAACCAGCTTGAGAGGAATGCGTGATGCGCTACCAGGACTTCGTGACTCGCAAGCTGTCCACGGTCGCGCCGACTGGCATCGCCTCGGGCTTCTCGCTGCCCGGCTCGCTGTTTCATCATCAGTCGGCCCTGACAGGATGGGCGCTGCGCCGTGGCCGCTCGGCCATCTTCGCCGATACCGGGCTGGGCAAATCGCGCATGGAGTTGGCCTGGGCCGACGCCGTGCGAAAGCACACCGGCCAGCCGGTTCTGATCCTCGCGCCGCTGGCCGTGGCCGCGCAGACCGCCGCCGAGGGCCGCGCGATCGGGATCGACGTGGCCGTCTGCCGCGAAGCCTCGGACGCGAACCCGGCCGGCGTGAACATCACGAACTACGACCGCCTGCATCGGTTCGATCCGGCCATCTTCGGCGGAGTTGTGCTGGATGAGTCGAGCGTCATCAAGCACCACGACGCCAAGACGTTTTCCACGCTGACGGCGGCATTTCGCGATACCCCCTTCAAGCTGCCCGCCACGGCCACGCCCGCGCCGAACGACTGGACCGAACTGGGAACGCACGCGGAGTTCCTTGGCATCTGCACGCGCCAGGAAATGCTGGCCGAGTTCTTCACCCATGACGGGGGCGACACGTCCGTCTGGCGCCTGAAAGGCCACGCGCGGCAACAGTTCTGGCGCTGGGTCGTGAGCTGGGGCGCGCTGATCCGCAAGCCCTCCGATATCGGCTTTGACGATGGTGCCTACAACTTGCCGCCGCTACACCTGCATGAGCATCAGGTCGAGGTGGACATGCCCACGGGCGGAATGCTCTTCGCGATGGAGGCGCAGACGCTTTCCGAGCGCCGCGAGGCTCGCCGCATGAGCATGGAAGACCGCGTGCGCGAGTGCGCCAAGCGCGTCAACGGCGAAGCGGCTGAGCCGTGGGTCGTCTGGTGCGACCTGAACGACGAGAGCACTGCGCTGACGGCGGCGATTGACGGCGCCATCGAGATTCGCGGCTCCGATGACGTGGACACGAAAGAGGCGCGCTTGCAGGCGTTCGCCTCGGGCCAAGCTCGCGTGCTGGTGTCCAAGCCGTCGATCTGCGGATGGGGCTTGAATTGGCAGCACGCCGCGCGCATGGCGTTCGTGGGCGTGACCGATTCCTACGAAGCCTATTACCAGGCCGTGCGCCGCTGCTGGCGCTTCGGCCAGAAGCGTGACGTTCACGTCCACATCTTCTCTTCCAAGGCTGAGGGAGCGGTTGTCGCCAACCTCAAGCGCAAGGAACGCGAGGCCGCGCACATGGCCGAGAGCCTGTCGGCTGAAACCCGCGATGCCGTGATGAGCGAAGTCACCGGCACCACCCGTCAAACCAACGCGCACAAGGCCGACCGCGCCGTCAACGTGCCGTCTTTTCTGAGGGCTGCATGAGCTGCATCGAACAAGTCACCGCCGACCGCTACACCGCCATCCATGGCGATTGCGTCGAAGCCCTGGCCGATCTGCCGGACCAGTGCATCGGCTATTCGATCTTCTCGCCGCCCTTCGCGAGCCTGTACACGTACTCCAACAGCCCGCGCGACATGGGCAACGTCAGGAACGACGCGGAGTTCTTCGCGCACTTCGACTACCTCCTCGCCCAACTGCGTCGCGTGATGATGCCCGGCCGGGATGTGTCGTTTCACTGCATGGACATGCCGGCCAGCAAGGAGCGCGACGGCTATATCGGCCTGAAAGATTTTCCCGGCGACCTGCTGCGCGCCTTCGAGCGCCACGGCTTCATCTTCCATTCCAAGGTCACGATCTGGAAAGACCCGGTGACGGCCATGCAGCGCACCAAGGCGCTCGGGCTGCTGCACAAGTCCGTGCGCGAGAACGCCGCGATGTGCCGCCAGGGCATCCCCGACTACCTCATCACCGTGCGCACGCCCGGCGAGCAGGCCCAGCGCGTCACGCACGACGACTACCCGGTCGATCAGTGGCAGCGGGTTGCCTCGCCCGTGTGGATGGATATCAACCCGTCCGACACCCTGCAATTCCGCTCGGCGCGCGAGCACGACGACGAGCGCCACATCTGCCCGCTGCAATTGGAAGTGATCCGCCGCGGCATCGTGCTGTGGACCAACCCCGGAGATATCGTCCTCAGCCCCTTCATGGGCATCGGCTCCGAGGGGTTTGTCGCTATCGAGCAGGGACGCAAGTTCGTTGGCGTGGAGCTGAAAAAGAGCTACTACGACCAGGCAGTGAAGAACCTCGAAGCGGCCACGCGTGAGGGCACGCAGGATCTGTTCGCGGAGGCCGCATGACGCACGCACTCTGTGATGCCTGCGAAACCGCCGAAACGTGCTGGCGCAATCAATCGTGTTTCGAGCCCATCGAATGGCAGGCCGCGCATGGCGTGGTGTCCGTCGAGGAATACGACGATTTCACCCTCAGCCGCACGCTGAGCTGTTTTGCGCTTATCCGCTATTTGCTTATCGCCATTGCCAGCGTTGCCGCCTGTGCCTTTGTCGGCGGGGTGATTGCTAGGTGGATGGCTTGAATTAACCGGAGAGAACATGACGATCGAACTTGTTGAACTCGACGAGCCGCAAGAAACGCGCGCTGATCTGACCGTGATCGACAACTCGCCCACCAGCCGGATGATGGTGGCCCTGGAGCGCGGTTTCTCGCCCGAGCAGGTCGAGAAGATGCTCGCGCTGCAAGAGCGCTGGGAGGCCGGCGAAGCGCGCAAGGCCTACAACGCCGCATTCGCTGCCTTCAAGGCCGAGGCCGTCACGATCATCAAGAACAAGCAGGTGACGGACGGCCCGCTCAAGGGCAAGTCGTATGCCGAGCTGTATTCGGTCGTGCAGGCCCTCACGCCCGCCCTGTCCCGGCATGGCCTGTCGGCAAGCTGGAAGCTCACGCGCGACGAGAAGGATTGGATGGAGGTGACGTGCTACCTGCGCCACGTCTCCGGCCATGAGGAATCCGTCTCCATGGGCGGGCCGCCCGACGCTGGCGGCGCGAAGAACGCCATCCAGGCGCGAGCCAGCACCAAGAGCTACCTTGAGCGCTACACCCTCAAGGCTATCTGCGGTGTGGCGGAGGGCGGTGAGGACGATGACGGCAACGGCGGCCATGTGGACGACTGGATCGCCAAGGTGGACGAAGCGGCCACGGAAGACGAACTTCGTCAGATCAGCCGCGAGGGCACGCAAGCATTCACCAAGGCAAAGAACGTCAAGGGCTACGCGGCTTTTGCCAAGGCCGTGCAGGCGCGCGGCGCGAAGCTGAAGGGAGCAGCACATGCGTGACGTTAATTTCCGCTGCTCGTCGCTCGGACGCCTGATGACCGAGCCGAAGACTAAGAGCGAAGGCCCGCTGTCGGTCGGCGCGAAGGCCTACATCCGCGAGCTGGCCGCACAGGAAATCTTCGGGGTCGAGTTCGAGATCTCCAGCAAGGAAATCGAAAAGGGCCTGCTGGTGGAGCCCGACTCCATCGCCCTGCTGAACCGAGTCCGCGGGCTGTCGCTGGAGAAGAACAAGGACCGCCGAACCCGCGACGGCCTGACCGGCGAATGCGATCTTTTCGACGCTCCCCGCCCCCGCGGGCACGACCTGAAATCGTCCTGGTCCCTGCGCACCTTTCCC